AAAGCAGCAATCCCAGAGTATGATAGAGAATTAGTGGATTCAGAATCAAAGCTATCCATGAAGAATAAGAAAAAGGTTAAAATATCTCAAAGCTTATTTGTACAAGAATATTCAAGATTTAAGAAGACAGAAACACAAGATTATATGCCTAAACTTTTAAAAACAAATATTTCCAAAGAAAGCTCATTACCTAACAAGAATAGATCTAAAGTACATGATTGTTTATTAGATGTGATTGAACAGAATAACTATATAAAAACAGTTTTTGACATGGCAGAATGGAATGTTTTGAAGAACAAGTCAAAGACACTAGCAGACATATGCATAAAAGCTCAATATGGTGCAAAAAGAGAATTCTATGTGATAAATGTTGGAAGTAAAGCTAACGCAAGAGTCTTAGAGAATATGTTTAATGAGATTTGCAAAATGCTTCCTAATGAAATGATATCTATACCAGGTGACAAAAAAATGATCTTTATGCAAGACTTTCTAAATCAAGCTCTTTCTAGGAAACAATCAGATGAAAGAATATTTTTTGTTAATGGAGATTGTACAAAGTGGTCTGCAGCTGAAACAATGGAATGCTTTGCAAGTTTAATAAGTGGTATGAAAAATCATATAGGCTCAGATTATATCAAGTATATGTTGATGGTTGTAAACATGTGGGGAAATAAGGATATAACAATACCTGTCTCACTTTTTCAGAATACATTCTTCACAACAAATGACAAAACGAAGTATCTAAAATCCCACAGTGCTGTTATTGAATCTGACCAAAATTTTTTACAAGGCATGTTTAATTATATGAGTTCATTTAAGGCTGTATGTTGTTCAAACATGACAAGAGATGTTTGGAAACAAATTTACCCAGATAGCAAATTGCGAGTTGAACATATGGAGCACTCTGATGATTATTCAATGATTATCACTGTAAAAAGTATAGATGAATTAAAAAGATTCAGAATTTTACATAGGATGTTAATGAAATGTCATGGTTTCAATGATTCAAAGAAGAAGACAAACACACAGCAATTTCTCATGGAATTTATTTCACTAGTCAGCTTTAATGGACACATGACTTATCCACATATCAAAAAGCTTAAAGAATGTGGGATGAATCTTGGGTGCACAGGTTATAGAGACGATATTGATTCTGTATTATCAAGAGTTGGTGAAACAGTCAGAGTCGGAAGTTTAATGACATCTAGCTATTTCATGCAGAGGGTCCATCTTGCAAACATCGCTCGATCATATTCAGTTTTAC